CTAAACTTTTTATTAAACTCATCAATCCTGTTTTATTTTCTTCAGCCATTATACTACTCTCTTTTCTAACCTTTTCATGGTATCATACATCTTTTGTGCTCCCTTTTCAATGCTCCCGTTGCCCGCTCCTCGAACCGCGTCAGCTGTCATTACAAATTCGTTTTTAGATAACATAGCTGGTACATCATCTGCTTTTTCCTTAATACCTACAGGCACAAAACCACCTTTGTCTCTGTAGTCTCGCTCCATAACTCCTGCTTTATTAGTTTTCATAATGCCTGTTGGAATAGCTCCGCCATCCTTAACATTATATCTAGCCACAAAGGCATCTTTGCCAGCATCATCTAATGCAGAATATTCTTTATCAAATTTAAAATAATTATCAAAATACTGTCTCATTTGTCTTCCTACAACCTCTTTTCTTCTAGCTAAATATTCATCATAGCTTTCTGTTTCTGGGTCATGTTCTCTATAATCATTTACAAACTTATCGTATACTAAACTAGCAGCACTCGTTGCTCCACCCACGATTAATTGTTGTCCTACAATAGGATCTAGTTTATTTATTATGGGTATCTGTTGTCTAAGTTTTTCAATAGCACCTATACCACGAGTGGTAGTTTTAGTCCCTGTTCCAACAGTGCCTTTTGCAACCTCTAAACCAGCTTCATCATATGTGGGACCAAGAGTTTCTTTTGGTGTAAATAAATTTTTAATAGCAGTGGTTCTACCCTCACTCAATGGAGATGAAAGTCTAAATCCACCAAGACCCTCTTGTGGTCCAGCTCCACCTATTGTTCTAAACAACTGACCACCAGCAAAAGTTCCAATACCTTGTTTTAGCGCATCACTAATACTTCCTCTTTGATCAAACCTTCCTATACCTCTCATTAAACCTGCGACAGCTGGATTAAATGGTGCAACAAAAGGTGCAGCCTTAACTGCAACATCTGCTAACTCGTTTGGTATAAGTTTTCTTATTCTTCTTTTAATTCCACCAAGAAGATAGTTTTCTCTTGGGACTACGTTTGTGATCCCACCTTTTTTACGTAACTGTCTCGGCATTTTTGCTCTATTAATCATATATGTTAAATGTTGTTTATACTAAAAGGCAGGCATTTCACCTGAGTTTATACTATTACTTGTTTTTCACAAGTAAATCAAGGCTATGTTACCACCGTTCTAGGTGTTACTTGCATAGCCGATAGGATCACATGGAGCCTATTTGCATTACCCGCTGTCACTTTTACTATCTCTCCTGTTTCAACGACCAATGGGTGGGTTAATATTTCTGTGGGCGTGTTAGCAGATATAGTTTTTTGATGTGCAACACTAAAAATAGCCTCTAAAGATGTAACTATTTGTATAGTTATAGTTGATCCACTACCACTATCATCACTTACTAGTATAGATTTAACTATAGCAGTTGTTGCTGAAGGCACTGTGTATAGAGTAGTAACATCAGTTGTAGTTAAATCTACTTTTTTATTTACAAAAACATTAGCCATACTTATCCTAAAAAGAAAACAATCGCATCATTGTCTTCTGTTTTCTCCTCTTGAAAAGTAGTGTTTAATTTTTCTATCAAACCATTTAAATCTCTAACTAAAGATAAAAATGAAATTTGATCATACTCTTTTGGTGGCTGTGTTAATGATTGTACTATTTTTGCCATTATGCTTTTTTAACTCCTTTAATTTTTTTCTTGTTTAATGATGCGTAAAAAACTTGTTCACCTTTTTTCTTACCATATTGTTTTTTCATAGAACTCATTATCTTTTTACCTTTTTTATTTAATGGCATTATCTTCTACCATCCGGTTGATAATCTATTCTAAATGTCCCTAATTTCCAAAACTGACTAGTGCTAGTATTTTCTACTTTTAGTGATATCTCTCTAGCTCTAGCACGTGTATCTATTTTAGTAGAACTACTAGTAATTGTAAATGGACCTAAAGAAGAACTAGCTTTTGTTTGATTTGGAAAATCTTTTAAATTAAGTGTGACTCTCGCATCACCCGTTTGTGATAAAAAGTCTGGTATCACTCTTCTTATTTTCATCATAAACTCACCATCACCACCTAAACCTTGTTGACCAATATCAAAACTACCAGACTCTATATTTGCTGCAATCGCAGTTGTCTGACCTAATTTAACTTGATTTAAACCTGTTTCATGTTCATAATAAGTTGATGCACCATCAGTGTTGCCATGAACATAGTTAACATCTGTGTCTGCTGTTTCTGCACTTGAGTCATACTCTGTTGCATGTGGTTTACCGAATATAGCAGAATCCTCCCATGCTGTTCTTGCTAGTGTGCCCGTGGTCCACACTGGTCGTTCAGAACTTGAGTCTAAATAATTATAGGCTACCATTCTATTAACAACACCAGAACCTGAGTTTGGATAAAACCACATTACTTCACCAAACAAATTATTTAATCCTGCATTAATGTGTTGTTTAGGTGTAGTATTAATATCATCAAAAACATGATCCTCAACTAAACATGGTAATGATTCTAGTCTACCAGCATATCTAAAGAAACCATTCTCTGACATCCAGTATGCAGTACCATCAACTTCAATGGCTGCATTTTGTCCAATTAATCCACAGTTTGTACCAACCTGTTGGAAAGAAAAAGTAAATGGTGGACCAACAAATCTCATGGTAAATAATGCAGTATCAGTCCAAATATAAATTGCATCACGACCTCTGATTGCTCCAACTAATTTAGATCCATCAGCTAGTCTTTGTGTACCAGCAGTATTAGTTGCACTTGGTGCATATGTGTTAATATCTTCTTGATCCGAAAATCTTATAAACATAGGGTCTTGTGTAGATTTAGTTCCAATTGTTGTTTCTGTTCCAAAAAATATTAAGTGACGGTCTGGTGTAGAAACTAAACTAAATGCAGAAGCTGTTGGTGCACCTGTTATGATAGTTGCCCTTGTGTTGTTTGCTCCTGTAGGATTAGAGTCCCATTCAAAACTTTCACCACCATTAATGGTTGCAATTAATTTGTTACCTAAATTATCTAAAGACCATAAACCTGGTGCAGTTACAATGTCTCCTGATGCTGCAGCGTTCCATGCAAAAAAGTTTGATGCATCTGTTACCGTTGCACCTGATGAGTGTGTAGCTGCTGTTGTACCTGATGCTCCTCTTGTTAAACCAGATAGTGTTCCACTATTGTCATTACCTGTATAAGTAATTAATTCGTTATCTATTAACACTGTACCTGATGATGGAAATGAAGATGAGCTGGCCATGGTTAAACTTGTTACACTTGCATTTATTGATGATGATAATGTAGATGTAAACTGACCTGCTTGTTGCCCGCCCCATGATCCAAGACTCCAACCTGTAGATGCAACCTCAACTGCAGGTCCTACAGGATAGTAATGTTGAACTCTTATGCCACCAGATGTAGAAGCACCCGATCCTGACTCGTTAGAATCCATCTCTATCGTAAGTGTCGTATCTGTTGGTATTGATGTTACCATGAATTTGTTGTCATCAAAATCAGTAGATGTAAAACCAGAATTAGTAATAGAGCTAAAGTTATCTAATAATATAATATCAAATTTATTTATATTATGTGCTGACGAAAAAGTTAAAGTTACAGTCTTCGAACCATTAGTTGTGCTAAACGCACTTGTTAAAGTTGTTGTAGATTTAATAGGGTGTATGTCATAAAAAATACCACCAGAATATGCATATAAAATTCTGTTTGTTCCTAAGATAGCATACTTGATACCTGATGTATTTACAAAGTGATGAATAGCCGTTGCCCTACCTGTTATCTGAACAGATCCTAATTGTGACCAACCACCTATTTTTTCAGGTGTACCATATCTAAAACGAACATTGTCACCATCAACCCACTGACTTTCACCACCTGTCGATGTAACTTGTTTGTTAAATCCCGGTGCAAACTTTACTTTTTGCAACATATTAATTTACCTATGGTTTAGTAGGCCATGTAGCGTTTTCACATTTTTCAACAGTATCTTTACCTGCAGGCAGATCTCTAAGGTTCTGTCTATATGTTTTCATGTCGTCTGACATGGTTACATCAGATAAAGCATAGTAGTCAGTTTCAGCAAGAAGTCTATTTCTTCTAGCTCTAAGATCAGCTAAAGCTCTAGCAGGTGCAGCATCTGCCCATGCTTTTTCTTCAGCATCTCTTGCAGCCTCTTCTTCAGCTGTGAACTGTACTCTGTTACCGTTTATATTATGATATCTTGGCATAGTTTTCTCCTTATAATTTATGTATCATTTTTATAGAATTCCGTAAAGGCAAATATCTCCAGCGTCTATGTTGCCTGAACTCATTTTAAACTGTGCTGCGTCTATTGCTGATGTTGTGTTAAAATATCCAGCCGCATGAGTATCAACCATATAATCTATCCCAGCATAAGTAGAGCATCTAGAAAGGAAATGTTTTACAAATGTAGTAGACGATGGATTAAATAAACGTAATTCACCAGAAAAACATTCATCATTTTCATTTCCCACATCGGCTGATAATTGTTGAAATGAAGTTCCTTGTGCTTGATCAGCACCAGTTTTGTAACTTAAAGCTACTCCTGATCCAGCTTCAGAATGTTGTGCTTGAAAAAATGTTGTAGTCATAGTTACATTATAGTTACTTCCACTATCTGTTGAACCTTGAAATTGAAATTGAGTATTATTTGTAGCTGGGTGTATGTTATTAAAAGTAAATAAATATTCTTTATAAGTATTATCCAAGACAACAGAACTTGCACCATCAACAAAAGATAAAGTTGCAGAACTAGAAGCTGTTAATTTTTTAATAAATATCATGGATCCAGTATTTAAAGAGCCAAAGTTTTCTACTGATCTAACTGCTCTATCATTAAGTGTAACTATGCTCATTATGAATCCTTTATTCCGTAGAGTTTTATAGTACCAGAGTCATAATTACCATCGTTAAGCAGTTTAAATTGTATTCCTGTAATAGCACTCGTAGTGTTAAAATAACCAGCATGTTGTGATCTTTGAGAGTAATTACTACCACCATAAAAATTTAAATCTGACATAAAATGTTTAACAAATGTAGTTGATGAAGGATTAAATATAATTAACTGACCACTAAAAGCTGAATCATCATCTGCTATATTACTTCCAAATGACATTAAACTTTGAAACGCAGTCCCTTGTGCTTGATCTTGTCCTGTATCAGATCCTGCAGTTGGAAAGTTATTATCACCAGAATCATCACCACCGCTTTCAGCATGATAAACTCCAAAAGCTGTTGAAGTTACAGTTGTATTATAATTAGTTCCATCTGTTGTTGCTTGAAAAGAATGTATTCTCTGTGCACTAGGGTGCATACTTGTGTATACAAATCTATAAATAGGGTATGTAGAATCAAAAACCACATCTGAACTTCCATGTAAAAAAGTTAAAGTAGCAGAACTAGATGCAGTCAAAGTTTTAATATGTACTAATGATCTAGCTGCCCCAGGTACGGCTGAGACATTTCTAACGCTTCTGTTGTTATAAGTTACAATTGACATTACACAACTCCGTACATTTTAATTGTTCCAGAATCTATGTTACCACTTGCAAATTTAAATCTAACTCTTGTTAATGCTGTTGTAGTGTTCACATAACCAGCAACAAAATTTCTGTGAGATGTAGCACTTCCATTAGTACAATTGGAGTCTCCAATAAAATGTTTTACAAAAGTTGTATTGCTAGGATCAAATAAATGTAAAACACCATTAGAATTACTATCATTATCAGTTCCAGGATTGTGAGAAATCATTTGAAATGCTGTTCCTTGTCCTTGATCTGTTGCATCAAAATAACTTAAACTACTGCTGTCTCCTTCTGAATGTTCTGCATAGTAAGAATTAGAAGTAATTGTTTGATTATAATTAGTGTTTGTGCCTGTATCAACCTGAAAACTAAAATTACTTTGTGTTGCTGGATGAATATTAATGTATTTAAAAATATATTCTTTGTAAGTAGAATCTATGTCAGAGGTAAAATCTATTGTAGCACTAGAACTAGCAGTCTGCTCAGATAATAATACTAAGCTACTACCAGTGACTCCTGAAGGGAGACTGGTAATGGATGCCATGGATCTGTCATTGCATACATTGATTGACATGTTATGCCCCCATCAATGCTTTTATCTCATCATCGTCTAATCCAAGATCTTTTAGTTTTTGTTTTCCTGATGCTTTTTTATTTGTATTTTCCGTTTTTGCTGCATCAAAATCATCTTGTAATTTTTTTAAACCAGCTGTGCAATCAGATTCACTAGGTTTTGATTTACTAGAATCATGTATAATTAAATTTGCATAAGTTTTATTAGCATCATTACCATTTAGATTTTTAAATCCAAACCATTGACCTTCATGTAATGAAGCTAGATAATCTTCTATGTGATTTGGTCTGCCATTAATATCCATTTTATGTATCTCCCAAACGTAAAAACGTAAAAAAACATCTATTTATTGATGAACTTGTACTTAATGTACACTCTTGTGTAGCTTGTACAGCAAATTTAACTTTTACATTAGAAGTATTTGTTACATCAATCAAAGTAGAAACAGATGGATTAGCGTATGTAGCACTACTTTCAGCTTGTTCTACTGAACTGTATCCCTCTGCAAGAGAACTATAGCTTGAGTTGTCTGTTGTGCCTTTTATAAAAACTATAACATATCTAGCATCTCCAGATCTATAAGCTGCTATATTAGCAGAAACTAAATAAATGCCTGTCTGAGGGAAGGTGAAAATTCCCGAAGATTCTGACATAGCAGTTCCAATTGTTCCTTGACCAGTTGTATCAACTTGTTCTAAATTAGCTGTAATATCTGCTTCACTTGTAAATTGTGCAGCTGAAGTTATTCTCCATTGATCTGCCATTGTAAGACCACCACCTTTAATTAGTGAGTAATCAATTCTCTTAATCGTGCCTGCATCTGAGACAAGAAATTCATCTGTGTCGTCAGGTGCAGAAGTTAAAGCTGTTTGCCCTGAAATAATATCATTGTTTAACTTAGCAGCGGTCACAGTATCGTCAGACGGCTGACCCAGGTCGAGCACGTTACCTAATATTTGAACGAAGTCAATTACATCCCCTGTCGCCAGATTCGAGGCAAAGGTCATCGTACTACCTGAGATTGTAAAGGATGATCCTGGTTTTTGTAGGATACCATTTAAACTGACTAACATGTGGTTCTGGGGCCACGTTTACACCTCCTACTTGTAGAGTGTAAGCTGCCTGTCCGTTTACGACTGATATCGCATCACAAACTTGAAAATTTCCAACAGTTGGGGTCTTTCCTATATAGGCCATGGTTCTCCTTTTTGTTTATCTATCATATTAATTAATTCCATACAAGGTTATTGTTCCTGCATCTATGTTGCCACTGTCCATTTTAAATTGAACAGCATCTATTGCTGTAGTGGTATTACAATAACCAGCAGTATAATTATCAATAACTCCTGGTGCATTGTATGTATAATGATGTGAGTATTGTGCAATATAATGTTTAACAAAAGTTGTAGATGAGGGATTAAATAAATGTAAATAACCTACACCGCAACTATCATTATCTTGTGAAGATTGCAGTTGTCCAAGAGATTGAAAAGATGTACTTTGTGCTAAATCTCTTGTAGTTTGATAACCTACTCCAGAACCACTATCACTTTCAAAATGGTATGCTCTAAAATTTGTAGATGTTTTTGTAGCATCATAATCACTTCCTCCATCACGAAAACCAACTTGTAATTCTGCGTCATCAGTTGCACCATGAATATTTACAATATGAAAAATATACTCTTTATAAGTATTATCCAAAACAACATCACTAGATCCATCTACAAATGACAATGTACCGCTTGAACTAGCAGTTAGTTTTTTAATAAAAGTCAT